CAGCGTGTCCCCCTGGGCATAAGGTCAGGGAACCAGATATATTTACGGGCCGAGGCCCATAATATATCGGGTCTCAAAGGACACCGAATTTTATTATAAGCCAAATTTTAAAGCCCGCATAAGAACCAGTCCAAATCAAACAGGGGACTGGGAAGAACTTGCACCTACCAAACCTGTAAACAGTAGATACTTATCTTTACATTTTCTCTCAGAATGTTAAAACTGACACACTTTTCATCGTGAAAGTGCAAAAGAAGCGGGTATGTTGAAGAGTTACCAACTCTGTTGATTGTTTAAGGGTACAATAAACTTAAAACCATAACAATTTTAATAAAAACCATCATAATGGACAGGACTATTGAAAATCATGGGAGGAACTGATATAAACAGAGATAAATTAAAATCATCTGCTGCAGCTCTATAAATCCTATGGAAAGAATATCCTGTTTGTGGAGTAATAGTAATAGCATCAGGTATTGATATATACAACTGATTCATACCACTAGAATATCCAGCAATATATCTAGTTGAAACACTAGGAGTAATACTCTGAAATACTATAATTTCAGCATTGTTCTTAGCATGTGTTTTAGTATATTGAGGTAATTCCAATGACAACACTCCATTATTGGTTGTTTCATGAATAACCATATGTTGTGTTCTAAAAGAACCAGAAGCAGATGTAGGTACAAATGGTACATTTACACTTGGTGTTCCTGGAGCTGTTGCAGCCACTACATTTGTATGTAAATTTCTCTGCACAGCATCAGACATACCAAAATCCATAGCATCACGAATACGTAACCCTCCAGTGGTAAACATATAACATGAAGACCACATGGATACTGGATCAGCAACATAAGCATTTGTAATTGGTAATGTATTTGAAAAACCTATTATCATATCAGGTACCATCAAAAGATGTTTATCATTAAGAGCAACTGGGGCTTCATTAATATAAGAAACTATAGGAGAATATCTTTTCAGATAAGTTCTCAATGAGCTTATTTTATCTCCAATACAAGTCGAAGAAAACAAAACATCATCAGATCTTACAGTAGAAGAACCTATAACCGTAGAAATAATTTTTGAATCGTCCATATTTCCAATTCCAGATTGTGGAACATAAGAACTAGGATTAGAATCACAAATTGCTGGTATAGCTACTTCAAAGTCTTCACCACAACTCATTTCTACCAAAATATTGACAGAACTAGATACTACTGCTGGTGCTACTAAAGGATCTATTACAATTACTTTAATAAATCCAGTACCAACTGAAAAATCTTTCCAAGGTTGTCTAGATAAAAATGGAATTACCAATTCCACTTCATTTTTCTCACGTACATCAACAATAACTCTGTTTATGTAAGAATCTCCTGATACAAAGAATTGCTCATCAACTGGATAGAATCCGAAAGACAATCTACCACTATGGTATTCAGTCTTTACAATTTTAAATTTAAAACGTAAAGATCCTCTCCAGAGTGAAAACTGTCTAGCAAGGAAAACTCCAGGTGGATAATTGAAATAAGTATTTCCTCCTACTACTGCAGAAGTTTGTCCAGTAATTGGAGTAACTGGTCCGTTATATAACACCACTCCAGGAATTTGTAAATCAGTCCAAGGAAATTGTGCTATATAAGCATATCTCATCTTTATATAATTGAAATCCATCTCATCAACTGATTTACCAGAAAGACCCAATAGAGGATTAGTTCCTGGCTTAGCAAGATAACTCAAAGCTCTCGCATCACTATCACCATCCACATGAGTATGTCCAGGTGCATTAAGTATTTGCATTTTAGGTACATTATCTCCTGCTGTAGGTTTCGAATAACCAAAAATAGAAGCTGTTTTACTAACTCTATCAGCTACCCAAGATACAGTAGAAGCATATTGTCCTATACCTGGAATAAATGTAAATAAATTTGCCGCATTAGAAATAGCAGATGCTACTCCTGATATTGGACCCTGAGACTTATTGGAAATTTCTGTATCAGTAACTCCTTTTGTTTTAGTAGACAGACCAGATTGTGCTGAAGCTGCTCCAAATAGTTTGACGTTCTCAAAAGAAACATACAAAGTATAATAACATGAAGTTGGACCGCTAACAGAGACCAAAGGTGAATAAGGATATATTGCTAAATAACCTAAACCACCAAAATCTGATGAACCCAATACTGCATTCAAAGGATAGTATGAGTTAACAGAAGCAAAAGGGATAACCATTTCAGCTGATGTATTCAAAGATAAATCAATTTCGACATGCGGTACAGTAGTTCTCTGAGTCAATGATGCATTATGAGCATAAACCCAAGAAATTCCTTTAAGATTAGAAGTATTAGGAGCTAAACCACCAGTAGGTGTCCAACCCATAATATATCTACCTTGCATAAACTTATTAGCATTAACTACAAGTTTGAATTTCATGTCCATTCTCATACCAAAGAATCCCGCCAATTTCTGTCTCCATATAAGTCCTGGAGTGGAAGTTAAAGCAGCATAAGGCATAGAATAAGAGTTAAATATACTATAAGTATCCGATGAATTAAGTGTACCTGAAACTAAAGTAATAGGTTTTGCCAAATAATCCAGCAGCGAACTTTCAACAGTTTGTATATCAAAAAGTCTACTGATAGTATTATCAATATGCATATCCAAAGATGAATCTTTAGTTACAATTTGACGATCATCAACAAACTGAGTAGTGGCCATAGATTCTTCCTTAACGGTAACTTCAGTAGAAGTATTCTCGTCAGGAGTAGAAGTTGGCTTGGAAGTTTCTGAAATATTCATGTTTACTTCAAGGCCCGACTGTGGGTGATACTTTACATTATGAAAATGAAAACTTGGTTGACAAATGAAAGTGATAGACTCTGGGACATTGTCACTTTTTAATGTTGTTTGCGTACTATTATATCTATTATCCGTCATCATAAAGTTTTTAAAATTGTTGGTTTTTGAAATTACTTAAATCTCGAAGCAACATGTAAATCACATGTAGGATACTAAACTCCCCGTCTAGTTAGGTTTGAACCACCCTAATTCGTGTATTCAAATATTTTTGTGTATTTATATTGTTTTTGGTTGTATAACAAACTAAAATGAAATCATTGCAATATATAAGGTTTTAAAGTTGGAACTCCTTTACAGAGAAATTTTCGTATTAACTACTAATTTAACCAAAATTACTAACTTATCCTCATGCTATTCATAATAAAATAACTATACTTTTATGAAATTTCTGCTTTTAACGACTTCTGCGGTCCGTACGACAATATATACAAAGATTAATTAAAAACTAGAAATAATATTCTAATTTTAATACCTCTTCATAAGTATTGTCGTAATTTAATGGAAAGGATCCATGAGGTTCTTGGAATTGAAATTTTTCTTGTTTTAAAGCAAGTAAATTATCTTTCCAATGCTCAAAAGTTTCTTTACCATGTAGACTAAATTCTCTCAAAGCAAAACACATATTGTCTAGAGTAATTTGATCAGCTTCCTGTCCTTTCTTGGTCCAGTTCAACATCTCAGCTATTGCTGATTCTCTCAATGGAGCTATAAATCTATTGTTTTTATCATCGAATTTAAAACCTCGTTTAAGAAACTCGACTTCTGACAATCTACGAAATGGGGTAACTGCTTCATCTTTCAATTCAGTAGTATATTCCATCCCGATAATGTCCATATATATTGGTAAAGTCATTTCATTAAAAATACCTCTATATTTGGATTCAACGGAGAAAACATTATCATCGCCTAACACAATTAGATAACAACTTTTATTAAAGTTTTTAATATCTAAATTTGCTAATTGCCACGATATTCTAAAGACTATATTGTTATAAATAGTATTTATAATAGCCGTCATCGGGTTACCGCTCGGTAGACCTGAGTGCCACTCGTAAATCTTACCTCTAAAAATATGTCTAGAGTTCGTTATTTCCATGAACAAATAGGATCGAATTTTATTGTCAGGATTATTCCTTCCATAATAATCATTGATCATATTTAAAATAGCATTATGGATTATAGTCCACTGGCGAGTGTCAAATTGACCTTGATCACCAGCAGCGATAGCTAGATCATCTCTATCCCTAGAAAATTGTAATAATTTTCTAGCGATAGAATCCCAATCATAAGAATAGGGATTTACTCCAACCGCAGAACCTACCCTATGGGAGCATTCTACATAATCAGAAATAAATGAACCAAAGTACATCCTAAAAAGAATTAACATCAAAAATGGACAAGCGCTAAAAAGTCTCGTTTTACCTTCTAACACCTTAAACCATTCTCTAGTTTCATCTTTTCCACACTGTTTATAACAAAAGAAAGGTCTTATACCTTTTTGATAATTTTCAATTATACCATCAACTAAAGAAGCAATTCGCTCATAGTATTCTTGAATTTTATCTGTCTCATTATTTTCAACAGCTTTATAATATAACTTTTTAAGATTATTTGTCTTAGACATTGACATAGGATAACCAGCACTTGTACTAGAGCTTATAGAATTAACATTATCAAAAGAATGTAATGCAGTTTTTATATCGATAACTTTTCGTTCTTCAATTTTTGAACTACAATTACTCACAAATAATAATTGATAAGATTCTATAGCTTTAGAAACTAAATCATAACTTATTTCAGGTGGAACTTTACCATACTTATTAAAAGCTTTTAAAAGTGGATCTATTAATTCTCCATCTTCTGAATAAAAAGGTCTTATTTTCGCAGGTAATGATTTGACTATATTATATGGTGACGGTAATCTACCAAATAATAATGATTTCCTTATTTCAGATTTATATACTTCCATAGGAACCATATCACTAGAAACAGTAAAAATAGGTGTTAAACTACTTTGATTTTCATAAGTTTCTACTGGGGTTAAATAATCAGGTATTTCTTCATCAGTAAAAGCAAAGTTTTCAGGAAATAATTCATCTATCAAACTATTCAACATTTCTTGCGATAAATAGACGCCAAAACCATAACCACTGCCTCCAGCAACATGAATTCCTGAAATCACCCTATTTTCATAATTACAATCATAGGGTATAACAATGGATCCACAATCACCTTTAGCTCCATCAAAGTTATACATTAAAGTATCTCTAAGCTGGTATGAAGTTCTATTATCTATCCAATCAGCTGCTATATCAGTGAAACCTCTATTAAAAGAGACTTGAGTATATACGCTACGTAATTGTACCAACTCATCTTTGGGACGATGCGAACCTATAACTAAACCTTTAAAACTAGTAGTTCTAAAAAGATGATTAAAGTCAGCTTCTTTCAAGAAAGAAGAAATACAACCGACAGACATAGCTTGTGCAGATCTTAATTTGAATAAACAAATATCAGAATCTCCAGCAGATTCAGTGGTATAGAAAGAACTCAAAAACTCTTCCATTGAGACACTCAATCTAGATCTAGCAGTTGTGGTAGTAATTACTACTGTAGCTCCTAAATAACCGGATTTCTCAGTTAAAGATTTACACACAAATACAAAATGAAAAGGCATTAGAAATATTTGTCCTTTTACATTTAAACAGTGTCCTAATCTACTAACTTCACAATCTATATTTGTTTGATTATGTTCAACAACATAAATGATATACAAAGATTTATTGAACACTTTTGATATCACATCATTTTTGTTATTTCTATTACCAAAATCTAAAGTTTTAAATTTAGGCAATAAACTCAAATCAAATTCAGGTTGCACATTAGATTGCGGTTCCACAATACTTTGTTGAGGTTTTATGGCCGACAATTTTATCTTTTGTCTCATTTTAGAGCGATGTTGTCCAGCACTGTGATAATCTACTCCTTGATTATTATAAACTGTGCTTTCAAAGAAACTTGTTACAAATTTATATAAATAAGTCAAAGTAGCAGGACCAAACAATATTAGTCCAAGTATAATCATCCAATGTCCAGCTAACAAGTTGCAAAAGTCATCCAAAATTCTTATTACAGGATCTATATTTCCTTTATTATAAGCTATTTTAAAAGAATCAAGATAACTCAATTTATGTCCTGTTAGGGGATCAATACCAATATTAATAGTATAATCTACTCCTTTTAATACAGTTATAGGCCATAACCCATATCCAGAAGTTAATAAACAATCATAGTAGTTATCTGATAAATGCAATTTTTTCATAGAATCAAGAAAATTTCCATGAAATAGATCTATACGACACTTTCTAGAACATAATTTATACCAATTAAAATCAAGTTCATGTCTTTGTGTTTCATTAACAGCTTGTATTAATTGAATCCACTGATGTTTAGATCTTGTGAGTTTTTTCTTCTGATCACAATAATCTGAAATACCTGATTGAGGCTTAAAAGCCCCAGGCATTTGATTAATATCTTCCATATACATGATATCATCTTGCTTACAAAGTTCTCGTATCAAATCTTCTTCAGATTTTCTATTAGTCAAAAAGTTCATACGGTGTGTCAAATGTCTATTTTCACACAGACTAATTAATTTAACAATATCCATTTGTCCATGGTTAAATTCTTTATCTGAAACATGTTCTACAACATTCAATACCCAGAAATCATTAGGTATCACCTTACTCGTTTTTGAATTTGTATATTCATCCAACTCATCAGGTAATCCTAATTCTTGTACTAATTTGTCATATTTTGGATTTACAGAAATTTGTACATCAAAGTGAAATCTCCTTTTGACAGCATCAGTATTAGCTACTGATTGAATCAAATTATAATTCGGTAAATTTGAATTGGCTATTACAAAAGCTGATCTAAAAAAAACATTGTTTTTATTAGAAATATTTGCCATTTTCAATGTCATAGGTGCACTATTTATCATTGAAATAATTTTAAGAGCATGAGAATCATTGTCAGCAACAGCATCTCTTCTTTGAAAAATATCATCAAAGAAGGTTATCCAAGCTTTATTAGTATAACCATCCCAAAATTGATCTATTGGTACATTATAAAAAAAATCTTTATCATCTAGGTCAAAAGATGTTCTCCATTCATGTGGTATAGTTTTACTAGCTAATACTTTAGCTATTCTTTTAGTCAAGACTCCTTTTTTCGTTCCAGGAGGTCCTCGTAACATTATTCCTACGGGTTCAATTCTTTCACCGTTTAGAGTAAGTTTGAGTTCCTCAATACGTTGATATACAGTAGTTAATTTTTGTAAACAATCCATAACTACTCTATGATCGAAGGAATTTTTGGCTACAGCAGAACTCAAGTTTTTAGCTTCAAGATACAAAGTTTTATAAACTTCCGTACTATATAACATAGTTTCAGGATTTCCTGAGTTAAATGAAGCAACAAATTCTATAACTTTCTTTTGTAAACCAGCGACTTGACTATCAGAAATAGCATCAATTTCAAAATATTTTGCCAATTCATCAGCCTCCATATGTACTAAAAAGTTTTTAATAGCACCTACTACAACTAACAACACAGAAGTCACATTAGTAGCTTGAGTGTCAGAAATTTTTGTAGCTGACAAAATACCTTCTAATAAAGATTTCTTTGCTGTATATCCAGTCAGGATAGACATAGAAGAAAGTAACAATCTAGAAACTGTTTCAGTACCAAAATTAGCGCCTTGAGTTTCAAAAACAGGTATACCATTCCTATGTTCACATTCTCCATCACTGTTATTTTGTTCAGTTTGTACTTCTATAAACAAATCTATCAAATCTTGTAATTTAGGATTCAATTTATCAGTAAATATGGTATTAGAAAGAATGCTAAAAGTCACTATACAAGTAACTATAATTAGGAATTTCCTACTAGAATTGCTTTTAACACTAGCATAAAAAACTAAAGCACTTATAAAAAGTACTAAAATAGTATTTCTGTCCGTAAAGAAATTAAAAAGTTTAACCATAATATTTGGTTCATTACTTCCATCATCGGCAGTTTCAAATGTTTCATCTGAATCTTTAGTGTCTGCTCTCTTACGAGAGAATAAGTCTGTTAACCCAGTGACAATTTTGTCACCAGGAGGCCAGCTAATCTTATGATTAACTGTTAAACTTTCTGGTTGAAATAACTTAGGTGCTATCTGGTGAAATCGCAATTTAAGTTTCTCAACATCATCATTAGTATAATTTTCAAAATTATCAAATCTTTTGATTTGGCTTTCGACATTGCGGGTAGACTCTGGGCCATTGTCCGATATCGATTTTTTGTCACATCTCTTATTTTCAATTTTAGTTGTCATCATAGTTAAAAATTTAGAAAGTTTGGTTTTTGTACTTACTTAAAGTACTAAGCAACACAGGTACGTTCGTGTGGACGTTGACAGTCCCTCTATCAATAGGTTTTCTTACAGCCTAATTCCTGTTAAGAAAATATTTTTGTGTATTTTCGAATTTTTTTGGTTGTAACACAACTTTGAAAATTTATAATGGTTTCGTTACTAAGGTTTTATTCCTAAATATCTTTCGAATGTTAGGCTATACTAACTTAATGTTAAAACTAAAATTACAAAATCATATTACTTTTATAATTTTTGAAATTTGGTTGCAAAAATGAGACACAATTAAAACTCATCTTCACCCATACGTTTTACTTAGACAGGCGCAGATAACGAAATTTTACAATGCGTTCAAACCCTGAATGCGGGCGCGCGCAAAAATGGGTTCCTAAGTG